TCAGTCTCGTCATAAAATTCAGGAATTATGCGCTTAATTACTTCTATGTAATTCGCTTTAAAATGCTGTTGCTCTGGTCCACTGTCTGATGCCATTAAACTAATTCTACGCTAAACTCAAAGTTATTGAGTTGGATAATTTCATTGAAATTTAAATATATATCGGAATCGATATTGTTAACCTTAAAGAATCTTACTTCAGGTACTTGTAACATAAAGTTATTGAGGTCTGCTAAAGAAAGTACTTGACCAAACTCCATGTTATCTACATTAAAGTATCTTAACAACTCATTTGCAGCCTTTTGTTTTATGTTATCTGCATTTCGTCTGTTGCTTGTATCAATATACAGAGAGGCAACTAAATCTAATGTTCTAATCACTCCATCAGACACCACAATATCATCGGTAAGCATTTTATAGTTCTGGAAATAATCTAGAAGTTCCTTTTTATAAGCTACAGATGCGCGTTCGAGTTGTGTTTCTGAGGCTTTGGCTAAGACGAAAAGGTCGATAACGTTTGCGGCAGCGCCGTTTTTACGCACAGAAGCCATTGCTTTGGCAGTCTTTCCAGCAACACCTACGAAGGAGTTTGCTAAGGCGTTGTAATCTTCTCCCGTCACAGCGCGGTACTGTGTTCTGAAGAAGTATGGTGCGTAGCGCTTTGCGTGGGCTACGGTTTCAGCGGCTGTACCGCCCGAACCTTTTGTAGTATTTTCGATGGTAGCGTCAAGGGTGTCCACACCATTTATTATAGAAACAGGAGAGTTTATGGTACCCCGGGCAATATCGCCATTAACACCACCACCTGTACGGTATGTAACTATGTAATTAGCTCCCGGAGACGGCAGTCTTCCTCTTACCCCATCACCAAAGAACAGAGTTGCTGTCATATCTTGATTGTACTTTTTCTCAAACACAGGGGTGTTTCCTCCAGATGCTACATAAAGATTAGAAATTTCGTTGTAATAAGTACCCCCGCTTTCGGTGGATGATACCCCGATACTACCTTCAATGACGGGACCGTTAGTTATCCTAATGGTTTGGCGATTGGCGTCTTGACCAAAAGCTCCTACTTGTGATTGAGTGACTCCCTCCAACAACATAAGGTTTGGTGCGTACGCATCGCTAACTGCATCCCCTACGAAGTCTGTTTTAAGAATGTCCACATCTCTACTAAAAACATCTAAAGTGCCGTCGAGTTGTTGACGCATAATCGAGTAGGTAAGAGGAGTGCCAGTTCTTTGGTTAACAATTTGGATTTGTCTATTGCTTTCTGTTATGGTGACCCCAGCGGCGTCGATGTTTGGGTATGAAATAGGTAAGGTTAATTTACCTGTCGCTTTAGATGCAGTAGGTCCTTTCATGGCTACCCCAATCAACTCAAGAAGTCGACCAAGATTACCTCTATCTTTAACCGTGTCAATATACATTTCATTAGCTGTCATGTCCGCACGTAAGGTTAGTGTGGTTCCCATATAAGCAAACATTTCCAACAGCATCTGTCCTAGGTCGGAGGCTGCGAAGTTATTGTAGTCCAGTGGGTATACAGCCCTAAGGTAGTTCTGCAGTGCTGCGCGGTAATCGTTAAAGCCGTTAAGATTGTAATCAATCAAATCAGGCTTACGGTCATCAGGAATCTGCCCTAATTTTAAGAAATCAGATTCTATTGTCCCATCAAACCCGGACGTATTGTAAAGTCCTTGGAAAAATTTAGAGTAGTCTTGTGCCATGTTATACTGTTAAAGCCACGGATGTTGTGGTAAGTAAGTCATTCTTCGTTGAGAGAACCAAACTTACAGTTAGGGAATTTCTACTCTCATCAGGAATAATATTAAGTTGCTGTACGACAACACGAGGTTCGTACGTAGCGATAGTTTGAGTTATTTGACCTCTCAACGTTTGGATTGTTGTAGTATCCATAGGCTCAAAAACTGATTTTCTAAGGTCAGTACCGTAATCAGGTCTCATGACACGTGCGCCTCTTGATGTCATGATTAATTGGATAACACCATCCCGTAAAGCCCCTAAGTTTTCGCTTTGGGTAAGCACACCTCCAATACCGTTCTGTAGCATCGGGAATGATAACCCTAGAATGTCTGTTCTATTTTCGGTTTTTTGATATTGTAGATTGAAATTTACCATGGTATTATGGGGTTAGGATATTTTTAAAGAATCCTTTTTGTGAATCAAAATTAACTTTTGCCTCAATAGTAGTTAGGGGCTTTCCGTAAATCTTAAAACTACCAAGATAGCCGTCTAAACCACTTCGTGGGATAACTCTAGTAGTAGGTCCACTGGAGCCCTTACTGTTAGACAAAGGTGGGTTGTGTTGCCCCTTTATGTAAGTCTTACCAGCAATGGTAGTAGTTGCTACTGCAGTGCCAGGCTGAGTGAGTTGGTATGTGTTATTTGTGTTGGAGCCTAGGAATCCCATCGGTCGGTACTCAGTTCCTTCTATACTTGGGATATTGTCAGTGTAACCACCTCCAATAATCCAAGGGGTAAACACAGGGAACGGCACTCTCTCCGGTGTTAAAGGTTCATCGTAAATATTAACTCCTAAAAAGCTTTCCTTGGTTGGTGCAGTCCCACGTGTAGGGTCTGGAGGTAGAGGTGGGGCTTTACCTATTTGTGCAGCAGTTGGTGTAACTGCTGTCGAAGGATTTACACCCAAAACATCTTCCATGGAGGAGGTAGTTAAAAGTTCTCCGTCTAAACACACCCTTACTTGGTTGGCGCCGTAATCAAATGCCACGTTAAAGTGAAGATAAGCACTGCTTACATCTGCGATACCTGACCCGCTTTGATTTAAAGTGGCACTTGGAATAAACATTCCGATTGCAGATACTTGAGACGGTGTCGGTGCGTTTACGTCTCCCCATTTCTCTGCTAAACAAACACTATGCCCCCAGCTAGTAACTGGGTTGCGCGTGTAAGATTGATTTTGTCCTACTGTGGGAGCAATAAAGAATTCCAGACCACTAGTAGTATAACTGTTTTCGTGTTGAGGGCTTCCTTTATCTCTCCAACCCATCATCATACCTACAGTTTTACTTCCGTCGGTACCTCTGTTTTGCGTGTCGTTCGGATTAGCTACCACAAATCGTCCAGGGGTCGGACCACTATTTTCGTTGGCTAACACTAGACGGTATCGATGTTCGTCCGTCATATCTCTGTGAACCCTAGGTACGTATGCCCAAAAATCAAAAGTTACTCCATCCATACTGTAAAATAAATTATCTAACGCACGGGTTCCTTTGTTAGGTTGGTTATACAGTTCATAATTTTTAGTAATATTTGGTAGTCTCGCATAGGACCCTTTGATGTCAGCCCATACAGCCGACTCGGATAAATGCATATCGTAAATAGTTCCACCAAGATAAGCAGTGCCTACTCCAGAAGGGAACATACGATTAGCATTAGTACCAACTAATTTAGCGTCCAATCTTGTAGAGCCTTCTGCAGCATTGTTTAATGCGTATAGGGTTCCTGAAGGTTGTGTTATGGCATCCGGGTCTAGGAAGTTGTAGCAGGCTACTAATTCATCGTCCACGATATCGTCCGTTAGGGATTTGTAAAGAGGTTCAGAGGAACTTAGACTTCGAGACCCTTTTCTTTTAACCCAATCACCTAACCCTATTGGGTCAACCGATAGGTTTTGAGTGAATGTTTCTGGCGCGTTAGGAGCTATAACATATCGAGCTTGAAAGGGAGCTACAACCGTATCTAAATCCTCTGAGAAAAGTGTTAGTTTTGTCTGAGAATCTAAACTGATATCCGACTCTTTTAGATAAGAAAAATCGTTAATAGGAATTCTTGGTATCTGTTTCCAATCTCCTACTGCTGCCATCACTGTATCTTGGTCAGGGACAGTAGTAATCTTATTTGTTTTTTTATTCCATGCTACCGTCGTGGGACCATCGTCTGTTTGTACTGATAGAAAGGTAATGGTTTTCAATTCCGCGTTTAAATCCTTGTAACGCAAATTATACTCAAAAGCTTTTCCAGTAGGTATCTGGTATTGGAAGAAGAGACCTTCTCCTAGTGGGTGGTCCCGGTCAGTAAGAAAAAATGTGTCTCTACCGTATACAGCTGCTAAGTCTAACTGCTTCTTTCTTTTCTTTATCTTATAATCATAAGTAGCAGCTACTCCAGCGAGTTGCGCGGTGTAAGATTGTACCAATGCGTCATCATCAGAATAATTATTACCGATTAACTCTGTGATGTATCCAGAAACCTCAGTTATTTGAGAAACTTTGTCGTCTTTAAATTGTTGTAATACGTCATCGTATAGGTGGTAGGATTCCGCTACAGGGTTTCCTTTTCCTATATCTGTATCGATATGAAAAACAGTTCCAAAATTGCCATAAGTATCATCTTCACTAAAGGTTAAACCTCGACCACCTACGTTTGAATCGTAATCTAAATCCCAAGTCTTATCGCTTCCTTCTCTAGGGTTGATTATTGGGACGTCTTGAGTTCGAGAATTGTAATACAGACCATCTTTTGATAATATAAATTTATTAGAGGCAGAGATAGGCGGACCGAACTCTAAATCAAATACTGGTACGGGCTCTCCGGTTCCAGACAGCTGTAATTGTATGGCGGCTTGCCTTGCTTCTAATTCAGTAGCAGGGATTATTACCTGGGATTGTACAAGTTGTTTATATGTTAAAGCAGCATTCTCTATCTCCGCTTTAACATCTGGGGGAAGCTCTTCGGTTTGAAGTGCCTCGAAGTTAACTTGGGGTTCAGGTTCAATTCCTGCAGCACGGTTCGTAAGTCTTTGGTTGACAACGGCTTGGTTTTTCTCAATCAGCGCCATCAATATATTGAACCCCGCTATAAGACCTCGGTATGCCATTAAAAGACCCATAACATTTCCTGCGTATTTATTAACTAAACCTACCGCATCTCCTGCTAGTTCCGAGGCATCATTATACAGACCTTCTAAAGTTCCTTCGTCAGGAGGGTTAGGAACGCTTCCAGGAACGAAAGGTGCATACCCCGCATCTGCTACAGTTTTCGCGGCATCAGCGTCAGCGGCTACCGTATTAGGGTCTCCTGTATTGCCTGAGTTACCATCCACTTTAGCGACACCATTAGCACCGGTTTGTACCGTGGACTTACCTTCTAAAGCGTCGGCTTTGTTTTGTGTCGACGCAATTTTATTTCCTAAAGACGAAGCCTGTTGAACCAATAGGTTTCCGACTGCGATGAGGGATGCCGTACTCATCAACATTGCACTTGCTTTTTTTAGTTCTATCATTTTCTTGTATTATTTAGGTATGCTACGCGAGGTAGAGTGGTTCGCTGGAACCGGTTGAAGTTATAGGCTTACTTGTGATTTCTTGGGTAGTTAGACCACCGGTCGTTGATAAAACCGTTCCTGTGCTGGCTACGGTCGTGGCTTGCAGCCCCTGTTTTATGGCTGCTCCATCTAAGGTAGCCGTTCCTATGCCTGTGGTAGTAACGGCTATTGTGTTTAATATAGAATCAGGTATATTGACAGTAACGCCGTGTGTGTGGTCCACAAAAGGAATACTTGCTAGGGTAATATCTGAGCCGTCTCCACCAGTAATGTTTAATTTAGTGGCGTTAATTGTTATAGCGTTCTCAGTCATTATTATTTGGGAGCCTCCCACCTGAAGGATAATCTCTTTAGAGGCTGTTAAGTTAAGAGTTCCGCTATCACCAATACTGCTTACACCGATATGACTGTTTATACCAGCATTGGTCGATTCAATAGAAGCATCTTTAGCGTCTGCTGAGATGGTAGAGGTTATATCCCCCACCCTAGTTTTTTGTACTATATCGCCATCAGTCTCTATCTTTACAGTAGGTGCGGTACTTTGTGTGTAAATAGATAGCCCATTATCGTTCTCGTCCAACAACTGTAGTGAGTTTCCTCCTTTGTCAGCAGGTGCATCGCTTAACACCAATCTTTTTCCCATAGCGCTACGCACTACAATTTCATTTTGGTTACGATGTCTCGTAACTTTCTTAGTCATTCTAAATGAATGTCCAGCCGGGTGTTGGAATACATACGAATTAGGTAGATTATTATCTAAATAAATTACGTCTTGGTTAGGTACTCCTGCGCCCACCGCAAGCTGTGTAGGTTTTCCTCGAGGAGGAGTTATTTCTGGGGTATAAAATTTAGATACCTCCCTCTCAGTTTTTGAGTATGGTTGTGTTACGTAGCTTTCGGGGATAACAGACCCCTCTGGGTACAGACAACCCATCCATACATTTTGTACGGGAGGGTTAGTTGACGGAATATTTGCACATAACACAGTAGCTCCTATACCAGGAAGAGCAAAAAACCCAGCACCTCCTCCCCCTACAGGAGAGACGTAAGCGCAAGGTACTGCAAGGGGTCCAAAGATATCCGCGAGTACCAATAACTGACCACCCTTTTCACTGTCACTACAACCCTTAACAATACCGAAGCCGAATGTGGGGGCTTGGGTGGTTTGTCCAAAAGCCGCTTCTCTTTGGGCTGCAGTTGTAGCGGTGCCACCATTAGCTCTAGTTAGAGCGGCGGCTTGTTCGGAGGGTGTTACATTAGGCATAGGTAGTCATGGCTGCTGCGGGTACTTTTACAAGTGATAGGTTAGTGATAAATCCTGAGGAAGGTTCTAGCTCGTGTCTTATGCCGACGATAGAGTAGATACCGGAAAGCCAATGCAATCCTTCGGTCCCCTCTTTAGTCTTTCCTCCTCGGGGGGTGTTTACGGTAAGATAAACTCTTCGTGCGAAGAACTCGGCACCCATAACATCAATTTCTGGTATTCCAAGTGTGGCGATTTGAATTTGCCAAGCTTCGTTTTGAGTATTTTCTACATAGTTCTTTTTTGCGTCCATAGAAGCTCTTTCTAATTGCGATAACTTTTGATTGAAATAGGCGACGTCTAATTGTCGGCGGAGTGGTAGAGGAGTTTTTGTGGTTTCCAAAAAAATTCCTCCGGGATTATATGACACAGCAGGAAATAAAATGTCTGTAAATTCTTTGGAGCCCAAAATACTAGTTACTTTACGAGCAGCCAAAGGGTCTTTGAACCCTGCGGATTCTAATTGTTCATCGGTAAATTCAGTGATTAAAGCGGGGAACATATCTAAGTATTCTTTATGGGTCACGTAATCAATCGAATTTAGATTTTTTATATCTGCTCGCTCAGTTTCAATTGCATCTCTATCCTTTAACAGTGATTTAGTAAGCTCATCGTCTGAACTTTGTGTAAGTGCGTATTGTAAATTAGATAACGTTTCTTTGTTTTGAGTATCATGCACAAAAAGAATCATATCTTTAAGCATTTGATTACTTTCACTGTCACTAGTTGTTTTGAAAAATCCTTGAAGACTATTAAACTGTCTAGTTGAATAAAATGCTCTCGGTATATTATAAAGTGTTCTTATGTCTCCCGTAAAATTTAAATCAGTTACAATAGAATCTTTTTCTCCGTAAGATAAGAAAATATAATCTTGGTACTCTTCTTCTACTCTCGTTATTTCAGGAAAAGAATTAATTTTTGACAACAATCTATTAGAAAAAGCGTTAACTAACCAACTGCTTCTACCTATCAAAAGTAATGTAGGTCTATTTAATAATATATTTAAATTCGATTGCAGCGTCGAAAGGTTAGAAGGTCCTGTGGTAAGGTCGTGAAGTAACCCCGTTGGTTTAAACATATCGGTAAGCTCTTCCGGAGTTAATTGAGTTAAATCTACTTGCTGTACTACGAAAGGGTCCGCCTCACCCACTACCAATTTGTTCATGCCCGTAACTAAATTAATAAGCACCCCCGTAATATGTGGAGTGGTAGAGTTTCCCGTGCCTAGAAATGCTGTCACGGAGTGCGAGTAAGGTGCCTCGAGGTCGCGGGATGGTTCTGCCGGAGGTAGGAGGTCTTCTGGTTGCTTTGTACCTTGAAGTACGGAGCCACCTACTTCCTTAGGAATACCCCCTTTAGCCAACTCAAGTACGTATTTTTGCATTTGCAGAAATTTCGCTTCGAGAGTGATAATTGCTTGGGGGGACGGGACCAATCGCATAAAAGGATTTGCATTATTGATACGCGAGCGCCCGGTCGTGGTTGCGTAATAATCATGCTTGGTTTCAAGGTCCATAATGTTACTGTCAGTTCCTATAGTAACCTCGTCGGTATAAATATACTGGTACTCCGGGAGACCAGGGGTAACAGTCTTACCTGATTTCAAACTACGACCTTTTGTTTGGAAGCTTCCTGCGCTAAGTAATGGAAGCCCTGCCCCGACGTACGGGCTGCTGGTTGTTGGGGAGATGGTTTCGGATGCATTTACAGGACTGTATAAAAGGTAATTCGAAAACGGAATAGGTGCGCTAAATGGCGACCAGCTTGGTTGAGAGTTATTAATGGTTGTCGCAGTAAGCAGTGCCGTAGGCATTAACTCGAATTCGCCGCTGTCCATACCAAAGCTTTTCCCCTCAAGAACAAAATCATTTAATTTTCGAAGCTCCACGATAGCATTCTCGAACTCCGCATATGTTAATGTGTAAGCATCTATTACTTTACCATCTCGACCTAAAGAATCATCTCCAATATCCTTCAATTTTGACCGGGCTTGCAAACCGGTGCCACACAAATAACCTTTTACATATGGACTACCTATATTGGTCGTCATCTCCTCTTGCACCACAGCATTTGGATTGTAGTTAACAGGGCGTGGTGTGAAGAAGGGCTGTAGTTTGGGCTTCGCCGCCACCATTAATGTGGGGTCTTGGGCAATCCAAGTAGACTTAACCTCAGGCGCTTCCCATACAGGTACCATAAAATCTAATTCCCCAATATCGGTTGTCTTCATAACCGTAGTGTCTTTATAGTAATTGTACGCTTTTCCTAGAGCACTGCGGGAATCGGGCTGAGCGAACGCAGAGTTGGAAAGGGAGACTGGTTGAATATCCCCTTGGTCTGATAAGTGGCTCTGCTTTATACCTAAAAATTTAAATATCTCAGAATACGCCCCAAGCCATATTTTGTGAGCGGCGGATAACTCGTTTTCGCTATCACTAAAGTCTCTGCCTAAAGTAAGGTTATCACTTATAGTAAGAACATCGGCACTACCTAGTGAAGACGCCGCAGTCTCACCAGTACTACTCGCAACAAAATTGGCAAAGTTAAGAGGTTGCCCTACCGAATCTGTTTTAACGTATTCCTGGTACTCGTTCCAGCGAAGTACCGCCATATTACTAGCGATTACCTTCAGTTGCTCCATATTAGAGCTCTCCGAATCGTACAAAGGAAGTACCCCGGGAAATACGCCCGCATACTTCGTGATAAGCTCCTCCACAACTACATTAAAGTTTTTAAGTTGTTTATTTTCGTCCAAACACGACACTTCTGTTAGGTGCGGAGCAATGTTAAACGTTTGGTTTTCGGCGAGGCTTGAAAACCAATCAATAAGATGAAGCTCTATAACCTTGTCCTTATTAGCGTTTATAGAGTAGTCGCAGCTAAACAATACGCATTTATGTATTCGAGATAGCCCTTCTTCTAACTTAGTACCATACCCCCAACGGAGGTAAAGAAAAGGTAACTGCATACCACGAGACAAAAGGTCTTTTAAAGGGTTTTCCTCGTCAACAGCATTTACAGTAGTCTTTGCTTGCTGCTCTAAAGCAGCTTCCGCATAAATATCAAAGGACGTTTTTGTGGAAGGGAATACAGCGTTATAAATCCCGAACAAAAATAGTTCTAGTTCATCCGTGGGATTTATAAGACGGAGTCGATAGGTTCCTTTAGAGGTACCACCTTGCTCAAGCTCAACCTCAAACCTTTCTACCAAACCTTGTAAGTTAGCCGGGTCTGACATACCGTAAATACCGTTTTGCAGGCTTAACGAGGGGTCATCAAATTGTCCATTTGGACCGGAACCACCATCAGTCTTAGTTACTAGGTCACCATAGCCCGAAGAAATATACACGGAAGCAACGCTGTTACCATTATATGCTCGTGTATTTGTTTCGGTAGGAGGTGTTCCAATCATTTCCTAGAGTTGGGGTATCATTATTTGAGTGCCAGCTTTCAAATCTTCTTCGTAGTCGTAAATTGAATTAGCTTCGACGATTAACCACCACATTAGCTCTGTGCCATAGGCGGCGTAGGACAGCAAATCCGGTCTACCTTCCATATCATTAGGAACAATAGCAACTCTATAATTAGTTGCTGTGCTTTGTTGTTCTAGAAAAGAAAGATAAGAAGGAGAACTTCCTATATCTGTTATAGTCTTTCCTCGATGAGAAATAACTCGTCCAGGGAAAATACTTGCGCGGTCGTTAGAAAATGCCATAATTATTTAAGCCAAGGTAATGATTCTTTTATCTCGTTTTGGAAGTTGGAGTCATCCATGAGTTTATGTTGTTTAGCAGTCGTAGGTAACGGAGTAGGTAAGGTGCCTGTCTGGAGAATATTCTCCCATCCGGGTAAAGAACCGGTTATGGAAGGGTCGCCAAATTGATTCCCATGAACGCTCCTCATTTCCTCTAAAGTTAAAGATACTTTAAGTCTTTGGGAGAAGAGTGATTTGGCGTCGAAGCCTGCATCGTCTACAGGCTGCAGGCGGTAATCTTTTACAATACACGGGACAAAGTCATACATAGCTCCATGCTTTAACTGAACGATAGGTGGACCTTTAACCGCAACCTCCCCACTTCCCATTACTGAAGCACGGATATGGTTCATTGCGTATTGAAGAAGTGCTGTTAGCTTATTATACCCAGACTGAGTTCCCATAGTATAAATTAAAGCGTCGTTCCACTGAGAGGATATACTGTTTGGAAGTTTACCAAAGGGTCCGTCGGTGCCGTCGGTAGCCCGACTCGCAACTTCCTCTAACATGGAGTCCGCTAGACTTCTTTGGGAATTAGCAATGGAGTTCAGACCATCCATATTATTTATTTGGTTTGGAAAATTATTAGTATAAGGATTATTTGCTTGTGAAGGAACATTAGGAGTTCCATTAATAGCTTGGACGGCTCGGGCTAATTGTTCTGCAGTACCTTCACCTAAAGGGCGCCTACTTCCTGTGTCTCGTCGGATTACATTTCTGACGTACTCCTCAACCTTTGTTATCTCGTCGTCGTCTAACTTTTTATCATTACTAAACATTTTTAAAATTTCAGAAGTAGGTACCATGGATGCCATATGGATTAAAGTGTAGTGAATCTCTACTCTAAACTGTCTTGCGTCCGCACCTGTGAATAACCTAACAGGCTCATTCCTTAAAAAGATGTCAGTGGACGCATAATTAGCTTTCCTACTTTCAACAATTTGAGGGTTTTCGTAAAAGGGTAACCATCTTTTCATGGTCTTGCCCAGGGAACGAGCAGTTCCACCATAGTTAAACAGCAAACCAGAACGCTTTTCTACAGCTTGGTTTATCCCTGGTCTACCATTGTAGCCAAGTCCTTTTGAAAAATCCCATGTTGAGTTTGCTGCCATAATTTAAATTTAAGTCCCACCTATAGCCCTACTCAGCATAGGAGCTTTCATAGTAGCGTTGTCGAATTTTGAATCTTCGATAAGTTCCGTTTGACGGCGTGTCTGACCAGCGGTTCTTTCTAGTACCGCTAGGTTCCTAACAAGGGTATCGTTTATAGTAGTAAGAATAGATATTTGTGGGTTTGACAAGGTTCTAGCTCGACGCTCTTGGTCTTGCTGGATTCGACGAATCTGTTCTGTATCTTCTTGCGTCTTTCCGTCTTGACCGTGCATCTCCTTAAGAAGCTCGTTGGTTCTTGTAGCGTGTGATGTGTTCTCATCAGACGCATGTCCTATGTATCCACCTACAACATTACCAAGCATCGCGCCTATACCCATACCAATCGGACCGCCCAAGGCAAATCCAATAGTCCCCCCGACAACACCTCCGCCGATTCCACCCATATCTTCCTTTTTACGTGAACCATTAATAACATCGTCCATATCTTTAGCAGTAGACAGGAGTCCAGCTAACCCAGCAGCCCAAGGCAGCAGTCCTGTTTTAGCTTTAAGCGAACCCAGAATACTTGTCGGATTTGCGCCAGTACCTTTAAGCGCCATCATGGTAGTCATTGAGGCGATAGTTCCTAAAGCGGTTAGTGCTAAAGGTACGAACATCTGTAGAGGTGCGGTAGCCTGGGCTACTCCCTGCATAAAATCAACTCCTTTAGACTGCAGCATAAAGGAATTAACTTCTATCTGCCTGCCTACGTCCATTTGTTTAAGCTGTTCAGTAGCACTTTTAGTATCAGCCCTTCTCATCCGCTCTATATTAGTACCTAGTTTCTTGGCAACCAGAAAGTTTTCTCTTGATATACCAAACGCATCTTCAAATCTCTGGAACGCAACACCGCCTTCGGCACCTGCGCTCATCTGATTCATTCGACGGGCTGCCTCTTCTATTTTGGCAACTAACTGGTCTTCCGAATCACCTCTGTTGAACATTATTCCTAGTTTAGCTGCTTTGAAGAAGCCTTCTTCTCCTGAAACGAGGCTTGTGACAAAGTTGGCTGCCGCTCCCGCTAAATCAGAATTGTTTTGGGTCATACGAGCCACAACATTCTGCACTTTCATGGACATCTCAGGTCCCAATTCGACAGAAGTCTTTATTAAAGCTCCTCTCATGGATTCAACGGCGCTAACCAAGGCTTCCATACTGGTACCGTTCTTTATCGCGGTCTCAATAAGGCTCTTGGATAACTCGGTAGATGCGTCAGCACTTATGCCTAATGCTTCCTGATTGAATCGGGTAATGGATGTTACTCCAGCGAGATTAACCCCTAAAGCCTTCATAGCAATAAAGGATTCTTTATTCCCTTTTGACATGTCAGCCATACCCATATTAATCAACTCCCCTTGAGTTGCCAACCCTTCTTGCATGGTAGTGTAACCGGTGTCTAGAGACGCTAATAACTGTTTGCTTGTAGTGGTAGATGCTGTAGTAAACTTCGCCAGTTGACCAACAACCTTAGTGTTGTCTCTTGCTGCTTGAGAAAAGAAGCCTTTCATCGAGGTGAGACCTTGCGACAACCCTAACACAGCTACGGAGTTTTTAGCTAAATTAGTAGCGAGGGTTTTTGAAGAAGTTTTTGCATCTTCTGCGTCTGTTTTTTTGGCTCTATCAGCTGCTAACCCTTCCGCCAACGATTTGATGGAGGAGATTAGTTCGGGTAATTCTGATTCGGCAGCCATAGTTTTAGTTTCCTACCTTATGTAGGGCTCTTACCTTCCTAACGTTATACGTCCTGATACAGCATTCAGGGTCCTGACCGGCTACAGCCTGGATATCATTGTACGATACTGACCCTACAGGTAAAGCGCCAAACTCAAGGATTACCCTGGCTCTAGCTGTAGCACCTAAAGTCTTTAAATTTACCCCATTAAAATAAGTACCGCCATTTTTAGCTTTCCATCGTCCTGACACCATAATAATGAAGGGTGATGGGTCACGTCCGTCCCTCGCTCTATACTTGAAGGTGAACAAACAACCTCCAGGAGACATTTTAGGCTGTTTTTTAGCTGTATCCTGAAAGGGGAGCTTCTTGGTGGTGCCCAGAAACAGAGTTTTTTTATTTTTTACCATTTTTTACGTCAGAACTGGATAAGCTTCGACTATATTATATATATTAAATAAATTATGAGCGATGAATTAGTGTTGTCTGAATTCCTAGAGCAAATAGATTACTGTTTGTCTTTGAAGTTTAAAGAAAAATGGAG